GTACATGCTAAAAAAGGTAAAGCTTTAAGGGCAGAACCTATAGTAGCATTATATGAACAAAATCGAATAGCCCATGAAGATGAACTCCAAGATTTGGAATCGGAAATGATGGAATGGGTTCCTTTTAATACAAAAGATTCTCCAAACCGCATAGATGCGGTAGTATACGCCCTAACTGAGCTCAGTAATGAGGGCGAAAACCTCGGCGAACTGTTGGAAATGGCATTAGGACAAAATTAATGAATATAAATCCATGGCGAAAAAATAAATCCGATCCCAAAGTTTTAGAACAAAAAGTTAGTAAGCTATCCCAAGAACTAGCTTCTAATTCAATAGAAACTCAGGATCTTCGTTCCAGGCTTGCTAGTGCAGTTTCAGGAGGCTATGACCACGCGGACACTTTACATAATATTTTTATAGATTACGGCTATCCGCAAAAAGTTACTTTTGAAAACACCTGGAACATGTATCGGCGATTTGGTATAGCTAAAAATATTGCAGAACTTCCCGTTATAACAGGGTGGACAGATGATCCCCGTGTTGAGGGTGTTTCTGCTGAATTCGAAATACTATGCAAAAGAACTAAACTTTGGCAGAGACTAAAATCTTTAGACAGTAGACAAAGGGTTGGTCGCTATGCTGGTTTGTTTATGCGATTCAGGGATGGACTACAACCAGAACAACCTATTCAAACAAAAGGCAGCGGTCAGGGCGCATTAGTTTCTATGACGCCAATGTATGAAGGGCAATTAAAAGTTTTAGAAATAGAAACCAACCCCGCAAGTGAAAACTACGGCTTACCTACAATGTATCAGTACACAAGTGGTGGGGCAGGTGATAAAAACGATAAAGAGGCCAATAGTTTTAACATCCACCCTGATAGGATTATTATTGCTGCAGAAGGTGCAGACGACGGGGGAATATATGGTGTTTCGGTCCTAGAAGCTTGCTACAATTCGTTAATGGATTTACGTAAGATTATAGGGGCAGGCGGGGAAGGCTTTTATAAAAACGCAGCCCAATCTATTATTTTCCAATTAGTAGACGGCGCCAGTGCTAAGGCCAACGAAACTCTTTTAGATAAATTTAATGAAAAATACAATGAATTCATTCGCAACAGAAATAACCGATCTTTATGGACGCCTGGTTTAGAGCCAAAAGTGTTAGATAGCAATTTAACTAATCCTGAAGGCTTTTTTAATTCTGCCCTAAGTGATATTGCGGCAGCATCTAGAATCCCTGCAACAATTATTTCTGGTAAACAAACAGGACGTTTGGCGTCAGATCAAGACAGTAAGCAATTCCTTTCTGGAATTAATAGCCGAAGAAATGGCTTCCAAACAGAAATTGTTTCAAAAGTTATAGATTGGCTTATGAAGAACGGCGTTATAGCTGTTAGCGATTATGAGATTGTTTGGTCAGACCTATTGGCTTTATCTGCAAATGAAAAAATAGAAAATGCTATTAAAATGGCAGAGACAAACCAAAAGCAATATATGTCAGGCGGCACACTACCTTTTACAGGCGAAGAAATCCGTTTAGAAGCAGGATACGAAACAGAAGACTTCGAGGAAGAGGTTGAAGGGGAAGAGCTAGACGACATAGACGACATAGACGAAATAGAAGAATCAGGTTCAGTTAATGAATAGAAAGGACCCTACGGGCCAATATAAAAACCGTAGAAGAACCACTAAGAAAATTAACCAAAGACTGGATTCTACCAAAAGAACGGTTTTAGAACTATTTAAGTCTATACCCTATTCTATAAAAGTTGAAAAGACGGTAATTAATCAGGAGGGTCTAGTTTACGATTATAGGATTAGCCCTACTGAATTAGACCAAATTCGTAAACAAATAGAATTAGCCCTTAATTCCGAATTGCTAGAAACTAATAATGACCAAGTTACTCCCAATTGGTGGTATAAAGGTGAAATAGAACAACCTTACCGCCAAGGTACTTTGGAAGAGACCAACCATTTTAATCAGCTAATAGCTTTTGCTGCAATCTTAGGCATAACGGGTAAATTTGATATGCCTGCAGAAAAAGTTGCACCTGAATCAATGGTTTTATCCCGAGCATATCGTGAAAAGCTCCAAGGATTATATATTAGTAGCTTTAATGTAGTTAAAGGCTTATCCCAAAAAACATCTAACCAAATTTTTAATGTTATAAACGATGGATTAAATTCTAATTTGTCTAGAAAACAAATTATTAGCCAGATAGTAGAAAGATACGATGTTTCTAAGTCTAATGCTAAAAGAATAGTTTATACAGAAGTTAATAAGGCTTATAATGACGCTAAAACTAATGCGGCTAAAACTATATCCCAGGAAACAGGGTTAGAAGCTGGTGTAATTCATTATTCAGCATTAACCCCTACTACTAGAACCACCCATGCAGATCGCCACGGAAATGCTTATAGTGTTTCAGACCAAAATGAGTGGTGGGACCAAGGAGCAAACAGGATTAACTGTAAATGTTCTGTTGAAACAGTTTTAATAGATTCTAAAGGCAATCCTATTAAAACACCCCAGCAAGAAAAAATAAAATGATAAAGGGGGGTTCTCAAAAAGGCAAAAATACGGTGAAATAGCCCTACAGTTTAAAATCGTTTAGGATAGTTGAGATTATATGTCAAATAAAATAATGGTTCAATGCTCAACTGCTATTAATAAGTCGTCTATTTATAGAGAAATGCGCGAAGGAATAGAACACATTATTGTTAGTAGCTACACTTTGCCAGACGACGTTGTTATGAACGGGATTTTATATCCTTCAACAGAAATAAATAAAAGCTACAAAACATTAGAAAGAACTTTAGCCCCTATAGAACATCCTACTAATAAGGAAGGAAAGGCTATTTCTGCCAACGATCCGGATTCAATCCATAATTATTATGCCGGTGCCTATAATGAAAACGTTAAAAAGGTTGGGAATAGGATTCATTTGGATAAAGTAATCAATGTTTCTGAAGCTGTGAAAACAGACAGAGGTAAAAGGCTTCTTGATCGTATTTCAGAACTAGAAAATTCAGAAACCCCACGCCCTATCCATACTTCTACTGGAGTTTTTTTAACCGTGGAAGAATTAGAATTTGCAGAAAGAAATGAAAAAGGTCAAGAATATAAAATGATAGCTAGTGACATGGTTTTCGATCATGATGCTATATTATTAGACAGCATTGGCGCAGCTACTCCTGAACAAGGTGTAGGCATGGCAGTAAATTCCGATGGCTCTGAGATTGACATTCATCACTTAGAATTAAATGATGAAGAAATAAGCTCGCCAGAGGAACCTAAAAACTATTCTGATGAAGAAATCGAAGAATTACTTTTTAAAGCCCTAAATAAGTCGCCTTTAAAAGCAGATTATATTAAAGAAGTGTCGGAAGAATCCGTTACCTACTTTTATAATAAAGAATTGTTTACCGTTCCCTATTCTATAAATACGGGCTCAGTAGCAACGGTGGGAACTCCACTACTCGTGGACAGCAATGTCCAATCTATTCCAAAAACCAACTCAGAGGGTGAAAAAATGAAAGAACTCATTTTAAACGCGCTAAAAGAAGCTGGTATCGAAATTGCAGATGATGCAACAGAAGATCAGATTTTACAAGCGTACAATGGGCTTCATTCTAATAGTGACACCAGCGACGACGAAGGCGCAGACAGCGAAGGCAAACTAGCCGATGTTGTTGCTAATGCGCTTAAACCCGTTACTGACGAACTAGCAGAATTAAAAGCAAAATTTGGTGCTAAACAAGACGATGAAATCTCTACAATGGCAGAGGTCGTTGGTAATAGTGCTAAATATCCAGGCCTTGATACAGAAACTGCTAAATTACTTCCAATTGAAAAATTGAAAGAATTAGCTAGTAACTGTGGTCAATCATACGGTGTATCACCAGTAGTTAATGCCGGCGACGACGCCGTTGTTTTAGCTCCTGTTGACATGCCTGAATAAAGGGGACTAACTAATGTCTACAATTTCAAAAAGAACAATTTACGTTGGCCCTGCCGGTGAAGATAACAGCAAGCCATTAAATGTTGAAGGTGTTGCTTTAGCAGCTATTTTACCTGGCACATTATTGACTCAAGCTGCTACTGGCTTAGAAGCTAACTCAAAAGGACATACTGTATTTGGTTCAGAATTACTTATAGCGGATAAAGACCAGCAACGTTCTAAAAGCGTTGATACAGCTTGGACTACTGGTGAAAACATGGTGGCTATCAAAGCTCGTTCAGGTGAATTCCTAAACGTCTTAGTAGCAACTGGCCAAGCTATTACTGCAAAAGGAATCGCTTTATCACATAACGGTTCTGGCGTTCTAAAGATTTCTGCTACCAATGGTTCAGAACAGGTGTTGGCTTATGCCGATGAAATTATAACTACTACAAGCACTGAATTAGTGCGCGTACGTGTAGCATAAGGGGATTAACCGATGCTTTTTCAAAAGAAAATTATTGGTAACAGCCGCGCAGCTAAAGAACAATGGGCCGAAGTAGTTTCAGCTCGTACTGGTGCAAACCGCCAAGAGCAAATGTTCTTTAACCAAGGTATGGTTACTAACGAGGGCATTATCCCTCAAGACGTTTATCAAGAATTTGATTCCGTAACAGTTGAACGTATGCGTTCAGACGACGGTGACACATTCCTAAATGACCTTTTACCATTATCACGTTCAGTTTCTATCGGTAAGCTTGTTCACAAGTTTCGCCAAGCTTCTAACGCAGGTAATGCTCAAACTTCAATGACTGGCCAAATTGGTGCTAAACTAGACCAAGTTGAATACAGCTATGACGGTTCAATCATTCCTGTACATGACACAGGTTTTTTCCGCAACTGGCGTGAATGGAATGCTCAAAGCTCAGAAGGCTTCGATGCATTAATTGACGACCAACGTGAATCTGTTGCTACATTACGTCGCCACATGGCAGATCAATTTTTAGATGGGCATGTTGATGCTAACGGCCAACCTATTGTAATTGATGGCTTAAGCTGGGGCGGCATGCGTAACGATTCACGTGTTGCTCAAGTAAGCCTAGGTAGTGGTGGCGTTAACTTTAATTTTACCGACACTACTAAAACTGGTGACGAAATTAAAGCTGCTTTTGTTCAAGTCCGTAACGTTTTATGGATTGATAACAACTGTGAATACGATGCTGTTTACTACGTATCACGTGAGATTGCTGCTAACTTAGAACGTAAGTTCAGCACTTCATACGACAGTAAGATCATTATGCAAGAATTAGCTGATCTTATGGGCGTAGCCGCTGTTAAAACTAGCTCAAAATTAACCGGTAACCAACTAATGGCTTTCCCATTAGATAGCAACAAAGTCCGTCCTATCGTAGGTATGGGTGTTAACACTGTTGCTATGCCAAGACCAGTTTATAACTCAAACTATGAATTTGTAGTTTGGGGCGCAGTTGGTTTTGAAGTCCGCACAGATTTCGCAGGTAAAACTTGTGCACTTTACGCTTCTTAACGGAGGGCATTAACATGGCTAATGTTAAACGCGTAGTTGCTCATAAAAAATTGTATTTAGCAGTTAAAGGCAAATTGGAGCTTATTCCTGAAGGTAGCGAAATCGTTATTTCTCAGGAGCAATCCGAAGAACTAAGCCAAAAGCTGGTAACTCCAAAAGAGAGCAAAAAAGTTATTGATGAAAAACCTCAAAAGGTTGATAAATCAAAATAACTTTGTAAAACCAGGAAGCCGCTTTCGGGCGGCTTCCTAATAATTTTTAGGGGAAACCAATGGCTAGAGTTACAATTGCAGAAGTTAGAACTATTCTGCCTACGGGGAGTATCCTAACCGATGACCAAATCACAGCAGCAATTAGTGCTTCAACTTGTATTGTTGATATGATTTATGGAAGCTGTGGATCGGACCTAACCGCAGAATGTTTAAAACAAGTTGAACTGTATTTGTCTGCACATAATTGTGCCATTACAGAAAACAGTTTATCTTTATCCTCAGAAACTAATCCGTCTTGCGGTGGCACAGTTACATATAGCTTTAAATTTGGCGAAGGTATAATGGGAACTCCGTTTGGCCAATTAGCCAACACTTTGTCTTCTGGTTGCTTAATGCAATTTGACAAAACCCCCGCTAATATGTTTGTTATAGGCAATTTACATTGAGCCTATTAGACAGAAACTTAGCAAAATACGGGCAAAGCATAACCCTACACAATAGAGATATTAGCCCTCCCTTGTTTGGCGAAGTAGATTTTGATGAAGAATTTACAGGTGACCAAACCGTAACGGCCATTATTAAAACCGAAAGGGGTAAAACCCTATTTGACGGCGTTGCTACAGATACACCTATCACCCATCAGTTTTGCATAAAATATGTAGAGGGGGTTACGGCAGAAACTTGGATTACTTTTAAAGGCCGTAAGTTTAACATAATTGACGTTGAAAACTGTTGCGAAAAAGACAACTGTTTAATACTTAGAAGCAGTGAACGCGGTTTAGGTGAGGCATCAAAAGCATGATTTTAGATAAAAACAGCCGAAGTGCTATTGTTAATATTAAATCTATTAAAAAGCTTACAAAAAGCGGTATCGAGCACGCTTTCTACACTTCCGCAGTAGGCTTACGTAAAGCTACTAGCGATGAAATTTTAATTAAGCCAAAGGGCGGAAGAACTTACACCTATAGAACGCCGTCTGGCCGCCGTAGGCGCCACGTAGCTTCTGCGCCAGGTGAAACTCATGCAAACCTTACTGGAGCGCTTAGAAGGTCGCTAGGCTATAAAGTTAACGGCGCTAAATCCCTTGAATTTGGTTAT